ATCATATGCAACTTTAAATATTGGAGCAGGATTAACATCCTCAACTCAAACAGTAGCAAGTAATAAAGTTACAACTTTTACAGCAGGTTCTGATAGCGTATCGGTGGTGATATAAATATGGCACATTATGCATTTTTAGATGAAAATAACATAGTTACAGAAGTTATTACTGGTAGAAATGAAGATGAAGTAGTAAATAATATTAATAATTGGGAAGAATATTATGGCTCTATTAGAAATCAAAGATGTTTAAGAACTTCATACAATGGTAATATTAGAAAGAATTATGCAGGAATAGGTTATACTTATAATGAAGAATTGGATGCTTTTATACCGCCAAAACCAAGTGGCAACTACATTTTAAATGAAAGCACATGTCTTTGGGAAGAGGTAGCAGAATAATATGGCATCAGCACAAATATTGACTAGTGGAAAAGCCTTATATGCTTATAATGGTACAGAATGGGTACCTTTAAATACTACTGGAAATTTAGTTAATTCTACCCGCTGGCAAAAAGTTGTAGCAGGTGGAGAAACATCTTTATCTGGTAATGATGATAATGGAGAATCTTTAATTTATACCCCTGGATTTGAACAGGTATATCTTAATGGTGTTCTATTAGCAAGAGATGCTGACTATACAGCAACCACAGGAACCACTATAACAGGTCTTACAGCCCTAACAGCGGGGTATATAGTAGAAATCATAGCCTATAACAATATAAATGTAGGAAATACATATACACAAACACAAATAGATAATAAGATTGCTAATACATTTACTAGATGGGTAGAAACATTAAGTGCTTCTGCAACTGTATTAAGTGGATTAGATGATAATTCAAATACTCTTTCTTATACCCCTGGCTTAGAGCAGGTATATGTCAATGGAATTTTATTATTACCTTCTGAATATACTGCTACAAGCGGATCTAGTGTAGTGCTCTCAGAAGCGGCGGTATCTGGAGATGTAATTCAAATTTATACCTTAAAGAATTTTAGAGTTCCTAATACTTATACTATTGCACAAACTGATGATCAATTTTTAACTAAGATTAGTGCTAGTAGCACATATTTAACACAGGCTGCTGGAATTACTGCAGCAACAGCCTCTGCTACATATGCTCCTACGGCTGCTGGTGGGTTAGTTCAAATTATACCAACTTCTATCGCTGCAACTGGTGGCAGTGGTTCAATTTCTTCAACAGGAGCAGTATCCTTTACAGGTTCAGTTTCATCAATAAGTTTAAATGGTATATTTAATTCTTCTTACGATAGTTATTTAATAATGTATTTTGGTGATGGATCTACAACTGCAGCAAATTTACAATTTCGTATGAGAGTTGGTGGAACTGATAATAGTACTGCAGGTTCTTATATATCACAATCTGTTCAGGGAAATAGCACTACCGTTGCTGGTGTTAGAGAAACTACTACTTATGGAGTTCTTGGGCAAGTTGGTAGTGGAAATCCAAATGCTTTAGATATGAAACTTTTTAAACCATTTTTTGCTGAAAAAACTGCAATATTAGCACAGATGCAACAAGCAGAAGATGTATCTCGTGTTCGTAATATGTCAGGTATTCATAATCAAAATACTTCTTATGACGGAATAACATTTTTTACTAATACTGGAACATTTACAGGAACTATTCGTGTCTACGGATATAGGAATTAAGGGGGGTATAAATAATCATGGCTAGATCAAGAGATATATCAAAGGTTTTATCTTCTAATACTACACTGGCTACTGACGCTGAGGTGGCTTCTACATATCAGACTAAAGCATTGAACCAGTTCCCTAATAGAAACATTATTATTAATGGTGATATGCAGATTGCACAACGCGGTACTTCTGTTTCATCAGTAACTTCTGGTGGATATTTAACTGCAGATAGATGGAACGAAGGCATAACCACTCAAGGTACTTGGACTATATCTGTTGAAAATGATGCACCAACTGGTTCAGGTTTTCGTAAATCATTAAAATGGTTATGCACAACAGCCGATGCTTCACCTGCTGCTGGAGATAATTTACAATTCTTTACAACACTTGAAGGTCAAAATCTTCAAACAATTAAAAAAGGTACAGCAGCAGCCGAACAATTAACTCTTTCTTTCTGGGTTAAATCAAATGTTACTGGTACTTATGTTGCTGAACTTTATGATAATGATAATACTCGTCAAACATCAAAACAATATACAATTTCTGCATCTGGTGTTTGGGAATATAAAACAATTACTTTTGCAGCAGATACTACTGGTGCTTTTGATAATGATAATGCTTTAAGTCTTTATGCTATTTTTGGTTTAGGTGCAGGAAGTAACTTTACTTCTGGTACTTTACAAACTTCTTGGGCTAGTGCTACTACTGCTAATCGTTTTGTTGGTCAAGTTAACGTTGCATCAGCAACTAACAACTATTGGCAAGTAACTGGTATTCAACTTGAAGTTGGTGCTACTGCTACACCATTTGAGTTTAAAACTTTTGCACAAAGTTTAATAGAGTGTCAAAGATATTATCAAAAAAGTTATGCCCAAGGAACTAATCCTGGAACTGCATTAGATTACGCTGGATTGGTAATATGGTCTTCAATAACAACAGGTGCTTACGGAAGTGCAATACCTATTTATTTAAAAACAACTATGAGAGCAACACCAACTGTAACTATATATAATCCAGAGACAGGTGCTACTGGAAGTATTAGAGGACTTAGTGCTGGTACTAATTTTGCTGGAACTGCTGAATATATTGGACAAAATAGTTTTGCAATTTATGCTACAGCAACACAATCTCCTGCTGGATATTTAATTGGTGCTCATTATGTAGCGGTGATAGAATTATAATATGTATAAAATATTGCTAATAAACAATAGACAAATATTACAAAGAATATCAGACAGTGCCTCCATTCCTTTTGATGAAGCAAACAATGATTATCAAGAATATCTGCAATGGATTTCAGAGGGTAATGAAGCAGAAGAATATAGTCTAGAGGGTATATAAAACTAAAAGGAGATATAATTAATATATGAGTAAAGCAAGAGAAATGGCAGATCTTATTACTACCGTCCAAGCATTGGACGTAGACAATAATCCAGATATATATTTGAATATGGGAGGTTAAAATGGCAAAAAATTATAAAATAATTGCACAGGCTTCGCCTGCTGCTACTACAGATACTACTTTATATACTGTTCCTAGTGCAACGCAAGTTGCAATATCTAGTGTTACTATATGTAATCGTGCTGCTACTGCTGCAACCTATAGAATAGCAATGAGACCAAATGGTGAAACGTTAGCAGATAAACATTACATTGCTTTTGGAGCAACTGTTCCTGCAAATGATACCATAGCACTTACTTTGGGACTAACTGCAGATGCAGCAGATGTTATAACAGTTTACGCTTCTAGTGCTTCTGTAAGTTTTGGAATATTTGGAAGTGAAATTGTTTAATGGCTGTTACTAAATTTAGTACTTCTAATATATTTGGTGCACAAAAATCTAATAGATCTGGTCAAATTATTTCATCAATTAGGTCTAATCCAATTTCTATAAATGTTGATTATCTTGTTATTGCTGGAGGTGGAGGTGGAAACGCTGGAGGAGGTGGTGCAGGTGGATATAGAACATCTACAGGAACATCTGGTGGTGGCAGTTCCGCTGAAACTATTCTAAATATAACCGAATCTAATCATACAATAACAGTTGGATCTGGTGGTACTGGTGGAAACCCTAATGGATCAGCAGCAGGAAATGGTGAAAATTCTGTATTTTCTTCAATTATTTCAATTGGAGGAGGTCGTGGATTTTATGGTAATGCCGCTGCACCAACTGGTGGATCTGGAGGGGGTAGAGGAAATTTTGATCCCTCTTCTAGGGTACAAGGAACTTCTGGTCAAGGATACGCTGGTGGAATTGGTAGTGAGTCTCAATATGCTTTTGGAGCAGGTGGTGGTGGGGGTGCTGGAGGACTTGGCGGTAATGGAACTGGTAGTGTTGGTGGTAGTGGAGGATCTGGAGTTGCTTCAAGTATAAGTGGATCTTCTGTTACTAGAGCGGGTGGAGGTGGAGGTTCAATATTTTATGGAACTGGTGGATATGGAACAACTTCAGGTAGTGGTGGTTCTGGAGGAGGCGGTTCTGCTGTAATAGGAGCATCATCAGTAGGTGGTGCTGGAAGTACTAATACTGGTAGTGGTGGTGGAGGGACTGGTAGTACTGGTGGAAGCCAAGGAGATATGGGAGTTGGTGGTAATGGTGGTTCAGGAATAGTAATAATAAAATTTCCAGATACATTTACACTTACAGTTGGTGCGGGTTTAACTTCAACAAATTTTACTTCAGGTGGCTTTAAAACTTATACTTTTACATCAGGAACGGGAACGGTGATTTTTTCATAATGGCACATTACGCATTTTTAAATCCAGACAATATTGTTACAGAAATAATAACAGGTGTTGACGAAGAAATTATACAAACAGATTTAGATGGCACTCAAGTTGGTGGATCATCAGAGGCTTGGGAAACATTCTACGGTAACATTAGAAATCAAGTATGTAAAAGAACTTCTTATAATGGTAACTATCGTAAAAACTATGCTGGAATAGGTTATAAATATGATCAAGAAAAAGATGCTTTTATACCCCCAAAACCTTTTAATAAATGGGTATTAAACGAAGATACTTGTAGATGGGAATCCCCAGTTCCATACCCAAGTGATGACAAAAGGTATGTATGGAATGATAATAAAGGGATATGGGAAGAATTAATTACAGACTAGTCTTAATGCTATAATAAGTAAGGGTGAAGTAATTTAATGGCAACTAAGATCCAACTTCGAAGAGGTTTAGCCTCATCTTGGACTTTTGAAAACCCTGTTCTTTCTAGCGGTGAAATAGGTCTAGAAACAGATACTAATAAACTTAAAATTGGTGACGGTATAACTTTATGGAATAGTTTAAATTATTTTGCTATTCCTTATATAAATTCAGCATCATCTAGTCTTGTTACATATGTAGATAATAGAATAAATAGTTTAATAGATGCTTCTCCTGGTACCCTCGATACCCTGAACGAATTGGCAGCAGCCATTAATGACGACCCAGCATTCTTCTCAAACATTAGCACAACCATAGTCTCAGCCTCTGCCTCAGCCTTTAATTCAGCCTCTGCAAATACCACACAACAGATCAATGCAGCCTCTGCAGTGTTCTTGACCCAGTCTTCTGCATCTGCTCAATATGTACCTTCTAACTCTACTGGTATAGAGTACATTCAAGATGCTGTATCTAGTTTATTTAACCATGGTTTCCATTCAAACTTAATAGCAACTTATAATGATGCAAGCAATAGAATTCAACTTACTGCAGGTCCAACCGAAAACTCTGTTTTACAATCAGAAATAGAAGTTATACCACTTGATGATCTATCTCCACAATTCAACGGTGTACAAAGTAGATTTTTACCAACATATCAAAGTGCAAGTGTAGCAATTACAAATCCTTTAAAACTTTCAATTTCAATTAATGGTATAATACAATCAGTAGACTTTCCCGAAACTGTCTGGCAATCAATGGTTCCAAGAAAAGGTTTTAGGATAGACGATGAAGGATATATAGCATTTGCAGGACCTGTTCCAACTGGAGCGACATGTGATGCTACAATAGTATCAGGGCCATCTACTACAACAAGAACAAGGATATATCCGTTCAGAGCGATAGATATAGCCTTGGGAGGATAAAATATGTCAAGAGAAATATTAGAAAGATTAGATTACACTTTCACACCATCAACAAGAACTATTGTTATTAACAATAAATTTATTCCTAGAGAAAAATTAACATTAATTACAAATGTTACAACTAATCAAGTAATCTATAACTTCTCTGACCCAGCACTAAAAGCCACATCATACAGCAACTCTATCAACTCATCAATGGTAGAAACAACAACCATAGTTTTAAATTACAATACTACATCAATGTCTTCTACAGACAAATTACAAATAATTATTGATGAATATGAAGAAAGATTTTTACCAGCCGAATCTTATATTGACGCAACTAATAAACTTCGTGTAACTACACCACAAGCACTTATTGATACTGACTTTGAATATGGTACACAGATTACTAAATGGGAAAACTTATCTATGATTAACCAAAGACCATTTGCCTTTACTACAGCAATTCAAATCCCTAACATTTCATCCATGACGATGAACACAAACTCTAGAACAGTTACTGTTGTGCTATCTTCTGGAACCTTTCCAGCAAACGGTACTGCAATATTTGTTCAAGATTCATTCTTAAGTATTGCAAATGGTAATTTTATCATTGAATCTGGTGGTGGATCAAACACTGCTACATATACAGCACGTGCTGCAAATACAACAGCAGTTACTGCTATATATGATGCTAATAAAACTGCTATATTCCAAGGAACTCTTTATACAAGTGCTGCAATTGGAGGAACTCCAACATGGTCATTTTCTGGAACTCAAATTACTGCAACAACTACAGTTCCTCATGGATTATCAATTGGTAACGAAATTGTAGTAACAGGAACAACCGCAACAACAAATCCACCTAATGGATCTTTCATTGTAGCAACTATAGTTAGCCCAACTCAATTTAGATTTTATGCAGCAGCAACACCTACTGGAACCATAGCAAGTGGAACAATATATAACCTACCTCAAGGACAAGTTTTACATCGTCCAACTGATGGTGGAGTTATCTTCTCAAGTAACTCAAGTTCTAACTATGAACAAATGGTTCGTCAAACTCGCCGTTATTTCCGTTATCAATCAGGTAAGGGAATTCAAGCAAGTTCTGGAACAATCTTAAAACCAAACTTACAATTAGATTCTGTTACAGCAGTAGGAAACTTAGTAACAGTACAAACTAAAGAAAAACACAATATACTTCCAGGAACATCTATTACAATGAGTGGATGTTTAGATCCTGTTTATAACGGAACATTTACAGTAACATCTGTAACTGGATTCAATACTTTCCAATACACAACAGCAACAACCCCTTCTGCAAACGTTGGTTCAGGTCCATACTATGTTGCAGTAAACGGATGGTATGGTGCACAAAACCGCTTAGGTATTTTTGATAGTCAAAATGGTTTATTCTTTGAATTTGATGGACAAACATTATTTGCAGTAAGAAGATCATCTACTTTTCAATTAGCAGGTAGACTAAGTGTTACAAGTGGTTCAAATACAGTAACTCAAACAACTGCTTCTTTCCCAACTATATTTTCAAAACAATTAAATCCTGGTGATTACATAGTAATTCGTGGACAATCATATAAAGTACAAGATATTGCTTCTGATACTTCTATGACAATTAGCCCATCTTATAGAGGAGCAACAGCAACACATATTATTGCTTCTAAGACGGTAGATACAAAGATTCCTCAATCTCAATTTAATTTAGATAAAATAGATGGAACTGGATTATCTGGATATAATATTGATTTATCTAAGATGCAAATGTTTTATATTGATTATTCTTGGTATGGTGCAGGATTTATTCGCTGGGGTGTAAGAGGCCCTAAAGGTGACGTTCTATATGTACACAAACAACCAAATAACAATTTAAATAGCGAAGCATATATGCGTTCTGGTAACTTACCAGCAAGATATGAAAGCCAAACATTCCCATATGTAACTATGATTACATCAAATGTTGGTGCTTCCGACACAGTATTAAACGTTTCAAGTACTGCGGGATTCCCACCAAGTGGAACTCTTTGCATTAGAGATGCAAGCAAGTATGAATATGTTAACTATACAGGAGTTTCTGCAAGTGCATTTAGTGGTTTAACTAGAGCACAAGCAGGTTTAACAACAAACCAATCAGTAACAGTAGCAAGTGGATCAAATAGTGGAACTATTGGTTCTGCATCTGGTTTACAAATTGGACAAAGAGTTGTAAGTACAGCCTTTCCAGAAGGAACATTCTTAACAAATATTTCAGGAACAACTCTAACATTTAGCAACGCTGCTTTATCAAGCAACCCTACTGATGTTCTATTCCCACCAATGGGTGCAACAAGCGGTCAATCATTTACCTACTCTGCAACTGCTCCAGTAGTTGTTGAACAAGCATTCCCAACATTTGCTCCAACAATAAGTCACTGGGGTACTTCTGTAATTATGGATGGTAGGTTTGATGATGATAAATCCTTAGTATTTACATATGGACAAACTACATTTACATCAGTACCAGCATCTTCATCTAGAGCACTTTTCTCAATTCGTGTTGCTCCATCTGTAGACCAAGGTGTAGTAGGTGCTTTTGGTGCAAGAGAACTTATTAACAGAATGCAGTTAGTTCTTCGTGCACTAGATATTACAACAAGTACATCAAGTGCTAATCTTTTGATTACTGCAATATTAAACGGTACTCCTTCTTCAACTACAGCATGGACAAATGCTGTAAATAACGTAACTACAGTACAAAATTCAAGTCTTGCACAAATTGCAAACTATGCAGGTGGAAGCACAACAGTATCTGGTGGTGAAGTAACTGCAGGTTTCTTCGTAGGAACTGGTGCTAATAGCGTTGATCTTAATACAGTTCGTGATTTGGGTAACTCTATTCTTGGTGGTGGATCTACAAACTCTAATACAAATATTTATCCAGATGGACCAGATACATTAACAATTGTTGTAACAAACCTAAATACATCAGCATCAGCAAGTGTATTGGGACGTCTATCCTGGACTGAAGCACAAGCATAGGAGATATTATGCCACTAGATCAATTAACGCATAATGATCCTGATAATCCATTAGAGGTTTCTTCAATTAGAATTAGTCAATTTGGTGGTACTGTTAAGGGATTAGCAGAACCAAGAGTAGATCAGGATGCCGCTACAAAAAGATATGTAGATAATATGGTTCATCCTTTTTTACTGATGGGAGCATAAATGGCAGTAGATTATAGAATTTTAGGACAAGCAAACGTTGCTGGTGCAATTGGAACATATAGTACAGTTGCTGGCCCAGTTGCTACTGGGAGATCTTGGATAGTTTCAACAATTGTAATATGCAATCAAACTGCTAGTGCTCAAACATATAGACTTGCAGTCTCTGGATCAACATCACCTGCTTCATCCGAATTTATTGTTTACGGTTCTACAGTGCCTGCAAATGATACAGTGACACTGACACTAGGTATTACAATGCAGGCTGGTAAATATATAATGGCATCTGGAACAAGCAGTTCCGTTTCAATATCTGTATTTGGTACAGAAATAAGTTAATAATGTCGATCAGGCTAGCACAGGCATCAGTGTTGTCTGGTATAAATAGTACCCTTACAAATAACATATTAGATACATCTTACTATAGAGTTTCTGCTAAATATATTCCCACAAGAACAGGTTCAGTTACTACCTATGCAACTTCTACTACTTATTCAAGACCAGCAAATGTTCACTTTATTGATATTGCATTAGTTGGTGGTGGAGGTTCATCCGCTCAAACAGTATCGGGACCAAGACGTGGTGCTGGTGGAGGTGGTGGTGCTGTTGTTCAGGTTAATCAATTTTATATTGGAGACTATAATACATGGTATATATTTATAGGTGGAAATGCTACTGGCTCTGTTTATGGTACTGATAACTGTTCTGGAAATTCTTGGGGACATGCAGGAAACCCAACTATTTTTTCTCCTATTTCTAACTCATTTGCTTTAGCAAATTTAACTGGTATTGATCCTAGTAACTTAAGAAGAACTTTGATAGCACCTGGAGGTGGCGGTGGTGGACACCCTTGTGGATCTGCTGGTTCATTTGGTTTAGGCTCTGCTGGTGGTACTGGCTCAAATAATGCAAATAACACTTATGGAATGGTTCCTTATGCTATTGGTGAACCAACATCAGGAAAAGTTGCTTGGCAAGCATATGGAGGTCGTGGAGGTGTTTCTCCTACTACTGGTAGTCCAGGTGGTGGTGGTGGTGGAGCAGGAGGTACCGCTAGTAGTGGTACAGGTGGAGTTGGAATAACATTACAATCACCATTTTCTGCTGTTTGCTATGGCGGTGGAGGTGCTGGTGGTAGCGGTGGTGTTAGTGGAGACTGTGGCGGTGGAAATAATGCTGTTGGAACTAACGGAAGAGGTGGAGGCGGTGGTGCCTCTCCAACAAATTTTGTGGGTAGTAGAACTGGTGGAACTGGGGTAGTTTTAATTAGAGAGTGGTTTTCATCATGAGTGTAAGAAGAATAAATACATCATATATACATTCATTAGATAACAATGTTGCTTATGGAAAATTAAAAACAAAATATAATAATGTTTCTGTTGGATTAGGAAATGCTCAATTTTTTTTAACAAATGGAATATGGACAAGACCTTCAAATGTTGATTTTATTGATATTGCATTAATTGGTGGTGGTGGTGGTGGATCACCAAGTCATGGTGGTGGAGGTGGTGGTGTAGTAACGTATATAAAAAAATATTTTGTAGGAAATGCTACAACTTGGTATTATTGGATTGGATTTGGTGGAGACGCTGGTGGACAAAGTAGTGGAGATGGATTACAGGACACAAATACACATGGTGAAGCAGGTGGTCCAACAATGTTTGGAAATAATGCTAGTATATCTACTTTTGCTTATACGGTAGGAGCAACTCCAAGAAGTGGAAATCTTAACCCAATAAATGATTCAACTATTTTAATTTCACCTGGTGGTGGAGGTGGTGGTCCATCTGGAAATCCTGGATTTTTTGCTGGAACTGGTGGTGGAGCAGGTGCTGGTGCTAGTGGATCTTGGGGAAGGTTAAATGGTGGAGAATATTGGACTACTGGACATGGGTTTAATGGTGGAAGTGCTAGCGGTGCAAGTGCTGGCGGTGGTGGTGGAAGTTGTGTATCAGCAGGAGGAAATGCTTCTGGAAGTACTGGTGGAAATGGTGGACCTGGTGTGACTTTAAATGCACCACTTCCTCAAACTTTTATTAATTCTGGTTCACAAATAGTTAGTGCACTTACATTTGGTGGAGGTGGCGGTGGTGGAGGATCAGTTGGTGGAATAGGTGGAACTGGCGGTGGAGGAAACGCTAATGATAATGGAATAAACAATACTGGCGGTGGCGGTGGAGCAGGTAAAAAGGGTGGAACTGGACTAATTATATTATGGGAGCATAGACAATGAGTTATATAAAAAATTTTGCAGCAGTTGATGAAAATAATTTTGTGACAGCAATATTAGCAGGGGAATCTTTAGAGCAAATGAAAATATCATTTCCTAATCAAAAATGGGTAGAAACATATTTAGATATAGAAGGTAAAATATATGCTGGTATTGGGTATAAATATGATGAGAAAGAAGATAACTTTATGCCCCCTACTTTTTTTACCGATTGGGATGAGTTAGAGCAGTGTGGCTGTGAGAAGTCTTGGGAACATTTAAAAATAGACCCTAATTCATGGGCATAGTGATATAATTAAGGAGGGTGAATTAAATGGCATTTCCAGCAACTTATAATATTGCTTACTATCGTGGAGATCAATATGATTTTATTGTTAACCCAAAAAATCCAGACGGTAGTTCATTTGATTTAACAGGATATACTAGTTTATTTATAGTAGCAAGCGAAAGAGGAGATGCAACTAAATTTGTTGGATACGGCAGTGCTTCTGTTGACGCATCTACAGATAGCATTACATGCAAAATTAGTCCAACATTTGGTAATCAATTAACTGGTTCATCTTATGTTTACGATTTAGAAATTACAAAAACATCTTCTTCTACAGTTTATACAATATTAACTGGAGCACTATCCGTAAATCAGGATGTTAGAAAAACTGGAGAATCATAATGGCAATTAGTCCAGTAGTAAGTACAGATCAAATTACCGTTATTGGTCCACCATCTTCTATTGATTTACAAGTAGACATTGGTCCCAAGGGCGATAGGGGAAGTTATATATTTGCTGGCCCTGGTACACCAACTGGATCAGGTAGTGTTGTGTTTTTAAATGAATCTCCTATAATTGGAGACTTATTTATTAATAGCAATACTGGCGATCTAGATTATGGATCAATTTATCAATATACCGCAGTTCCTGGTGACGATAGTGTTTGGCAATTTATTTTAGAATCTGGATTAAGAGGTTTACAAGGTGAAACAGGTGCAACTGGTGCTGCTGGACCATTTACAAATATTGCAATTGGATCTGTAACAAGTGGTGCAACCGCTAGTGCTTATTTTACTGGAACATCTGCAAGTGCATTCTTAAACTTAGTAATTCCACCTGGTGCTACTGGTGCTACTGGTGCTACTGGTGCCACTGGTGCTGCTGGACCTCCAGGACCAGTTGGAAATGCTGGACCCGCTGGACCTGCTGGTGCAACAGGACCAGAAGGACCTATAAATGACGCAACTTACTACAATATCTATGATATAACAAGTGCTTCAGCAACTTCAGCATCATTTACATATTTTGACATAGATACACAAGCATTTATTACTAGTACATTATATCCAGAAGTATATTATGTTGGTGGTATAGAAACACAAGAAGTACAGTTATTAAGAGGACAATTATATAAATTATCTGTAAATACCCTTGGAAATCCAGCCTATATTAGAAGTGCTTATTCGTATGCAGCAAGTGCTATATATAATGACGGTGTAACTAATAATGGCGATGATGATGGAGATATTATATTTAAAGTACCATTTAACTCCCCCGATGTTTTATATTTAATATCTGATAATCAGCCATCTATGCAAATGATTTTAAATACTGCAGATATTGTAACAGAATATAACTATTCAACGTTTGACCTTGAAAGTGTAACTATATCATCTTCTGGATCTGTAGTATTAGGAACGGTAAGCAAAGATCAATTAAGAACTGTAGATTTAAAGTTACAAATAAGTCAAAATGGAAACTATCTATTTCACGAAGAAAGAATTATTCATAATGGAACAACTATTTCATCTAGTACCCCTAGCGTAGTAAGTAGTGGAACTATAAACTATACCGTTGTCAAATATATTTCAGGTGATGATATTGTATTTGGGTTATCAGTAACTAATGCTGCTACCTTTAATGCTGACGTTAGGTACGAATTTAAGGATACCTTCCCTGTATAATGGAGACATATGGCAGAATTAATTAGTATAGCAGCGAATTATCCAGCGGTAGAATTTGATACCCTGATACCAGAACTTACTGACCCAGCAAATATTAGAGAAGCATTTTTAGCATATCACTTTGGTGTTGAAAATTTTGATGGAGCAACAGATACTCCAGCAGCAGACAGTATCCATAGTCATATAAAAACATTTAAAGATCTTTTAGATGGAATTGCTGCAAGTGCTGTATTAACTTTGGCTGGAACTGTTAATGAAATTAGTCTTTCAGCATCTAGTGGATTTGTAACAATTGGTCTTCCAGATGATGTTACTATATCTAACAATTTAACAGTATCAAATGATTCTACTTTAAGTGGCAATTTAAACGTAGGTAGCAGCACTACCCTTAGTGGTACAGCAACCGCAATTTCTGGAATAAATATATTTGCTGACTCTTCTGCTAGAGACGCAGCAATAAATGCACCAGTTGAAGGCACAATAGCGTATTTACAGGACACTAACCAACAAAGCATATGGTCTGGATCAAGTTGGGTTGGAATAGAAGAACATGGAACTTTAGGTGGTAGAATAGATAATACAGAAGTTCTAGCACTGTTAGGACTATAGGAGAAAAATGGCAAATACATTTAAGGTAATATATAGAGGTGCAACACCAGCAGTATCACCTACTTCTGCTAGCACTGTTTATACAGTACCATCTGCAACAACAACTTTAATTACAAATATTGTAGTTAGTAATTCAGACACTACTGCAAGAACATATTCTATCTTTTTAAATAACATAGGTTTGGCTGTAGAATCAACCGTTCCCCCAAGAGACTCTGTGATAATTGATGCTAAACAAGTTTTAGTAGCCACAAATACCGTTAGACTAGTAGCGAGCAACGCTGCAGTTAGTTTTCATATAAGCGGTCTAGAGATAAGTTAAGGTATTGACACCACCAAGCATGGGGTGTACAATTATATAATCAATGTCCTAAAGGAGGATATTAATGGAATCAGTACTAAACAAAAAAGTTCTTGGATCAGCCTTGAACGCATTTGTTATCGCATTAGTAACACAATTTGTTGCTACTGGTGCAGACCTAACATCTTTAACTGGAGATGCTTTAGGAACAATTCTAAACTCAGCAGTTTCTGCAGCAGTTTGGGTTGTTATTCGTGCAGTTAATCCAAAAGATAGCAAATTTGGTATCGGTGCAAAGCCAGAAGCCAAACCTGCTAAAAAGAAATAAAAATTAAAAATAAAGGGGGTAGGAGAAATTCTACCCTCTTTTGCTATTGTATAATTGATATATGAGAATAGGTTCATCTACTTTAAGTCAAAATAAGACTTTAAATAAACAAAATACTATTAAAGGTTTAATACCTCAACAAGTTAAGAATTTTAACCCTAGCATATCTGACAGTTTTAATATTTTAAATGGATGGGATCCTATAAGGGGAACTTGGTCTACAGATGGAGATACTGTCTCAACATCTACTTCATCTAGTTCATATCCAATACTAACAAGTTTTGACTTAAGGTCTCAAAATATTACAGCAACTATGTCTCTTACATCCGCAGGAGCAGGTGTTGTTTTTTGGCTTCAAGATCAAAATAACTGGTGGGCAGGAGTAACCTACTATACAACTGGCTCTGAGAGTTACATAACTGGTAGTTTTGAAAACTGTGTTCCTAGAGGTTTTTGTTATGGAGTAGACGCTAATGGATTTCCTTGGGGATGTGAGTCTTGCTCCACTGGTTATAACTACAGTACTAGAACAAGATATAATTTTTATATTAGATTATTAAACTCAGTAAATGGAACAGTATCTGATATAACTAATATTTTATTAAGAAGTACATGTAATGCTTCTACTTCATTTTCACCCTGTACCGTTGCAAGTAACGACAATATAAACGGAATACAAATAACTACATCTGGAGATACTATAACAGTTAGAGGAAGAGACGACTCTAGTAACTTTTATGGAAGTGCTATTTCTTACACAGCATCTAATCCAAATAAAGGACATCAATCTGGAGTAATATTTGTTCCTGGTAGTAACTATCTAGAGTCATCTGCTGTTCAAGATATAACGATCGTTGGTTCATAATGTCAAGTAAGTGGGAACTTTGGAAAGAAAAAAATGCTGGAGACTCTGTTCGTCCTTGGGACATGATAAATCCTAATATAGAAAAGGTATCAAAAGAAGAATTTGACAAACGCTTGAATATTTGCTTGAACTGTGATAGACTGTTTAAACCAACTCGTCAATGTAAGGAATGTGGATGCTTTATGGATCTTAAGGCTCAACTAGGCCACGCTAACTGTCCTTTAGGAAAGTGGTAATATGCCATCTGTAAAGAAAGATAGAAGTTTGCAGGGTATTCAAATATCTACAGATAAAATATATAATGGACAAGTAGTTTTAGCATTTATCATTGATGAAGAAGTAGTTCAAACCTTTATGTGTGATGAAAGAATGGCTGCTATATTACAAAGTAATCCAATTATAGTTGAAATTACAGATAGAGATCCATTTTTAAATGGACCACATGTTGGTTGGAAATATAAAGATAACACATTCTCAATGCCTAAACCTAATAAAGAAAGCATTAATTAATGAGCAAACCAACTATTGGATTTTTAACCTATGACTGGGCTTTTGGACTAAAGCCTATACAACCAAATGGATGTGCTTGGTATAGGTGTTATTTGCCCCTACAACAGTTAAAAAAGGACAAATATGAGGCTGGTATGGGTATGCCAGGGTATAACGATAAATATGGATTTGGAATACTAATTCCTGATCAACAAGCAATTCATGGCTGGGACATAGTTGTACTTAAACTTATTATGTTAGAAAAAGTTGTAGAACAAGTAGATAAAGCAATTTCAATGGGACAAAAAATAGTTGTTGATTTAGATGATCATATGGAAGGTCTTGCTAAGACTAATCTTGCTTATACTATGACAGACCCTTCTAAGAACCCAAACAATAATAGAGAACATTATTTTAAGATTATTGAAAAGGCTACTGCATTAATTACCTCTACCCCTTTTCTTCAAGAGTTTTATCAAAACAAACATCCAGATAAACCAGTTTATTTAGTTCGTAATGGAATAGATTTAGAAAGATGGAAAGTTAGAAATGATCATTC